TAGCGGACGCAGCGGCGGCAGCGAGCGCGGCGGGCGCGGCCTTGGCGAAGCGCAAACGCGACCTGGCGGCTGCAGCGGTGCCCTCGGGCGGCAACCCCGCCAATCCGGACACGGGCTCGAAGAAGATTTTCCGTCGGGCGGATGTCCTCAAGCTGATGGAGGAAGACCCCGCGCGCTACGAGGCGCTGTCGGGCGAAATCGAGAAAGCGTATCGCGAGAACCGGGTGCGGTAATGCGCTTTCTTGAGGTGGTTGACGGTCGGCCGCCGAACTACGTGGAGATTGTCGCGGTCTTCCCCGGCGCCGCGCTGCCAGGGGTTATCTTCGCGTACGGCGACCGAATCTATGCGCCAGGAGGCCGTACGCCATCGCCCGCGCTGCAGGCGCACGAGCAAGTCCACTGCGAGCGCCAAGGTGCGCGCCCCGAGCACTGGTGGGGTCTGTACCTGACCGATCCAGCCTTTCGGCTCGAGGAGGAGCTTCTGGCGCATCGGGCCGAATACCGCGCGTACTGCGCACGCCACGTCAACCGGGTGAAGCAGGCGCAGGCGCTCGCGGACATCGCGGCTAAGCTATCCGCGCCGCTATACGGCGGCCTGATTTCGCCGGAAGACGCCCGGAAGGAGCTTTTGCGAGTGTGATAGAATGGAGTTGTGGAAATCGTCTCCCGCAAAGACGCCCGCGCCGCCGGCCTTCACGTGCCGTGGAATTTGCAGGTGATCCCCATGCGGGAAAACCGCAGTAAGGGCAACAGACTCACCGCTTAGTTTTTCCTTGCCGGGCACGGTCGCACGCCGCCGGCAAGTCTCCAGTGCCGCCCCCTGATTGTCGTTGAGGGAAAAGCGAATCTCTGACGCACCTCCCGCGAAAGCGACAAGAGGCAACGAGCGTCCGCGACCACCTTTTCACCTAACCACTTTCAAGGAGTAATTCCCATGGCTTACGGGGACGACAACGTAATCTCAGCAGACCTGTCCACTTCGGGCTTCGTGCCCGACTTGTGGATGGACGAAATTCAAGCCGCGCACAAGAAGAACGTCGTTCTGGCCGCACTCGTGCGGAAACTGAACGTCAAAGGCAAGCGCGGCGACAGCATCAAGCTCCCGAAACCGAGCCGCGGCAGCGCGACGGCGAAGGCGGCTGATGCGATCGTTACGACCATTCAGGCGTCGTCCGGCGCCAGCGTGACGATCAACCTCACGGCGCACTACGAGTATTCGCGCTTGATCGAGGACATCGCCGAGGTGCATGCCTTGGCGTCGATGCGCAAGTTCTACACCGACGACGCGGGCTACGCAATGGCCCTCATCAAGGATACGACCATTTTCCTCGCCGCTCGCACGTTGAACGGTGGAGACGGTGCGTCGACTTGGAACAAGGGCGTCATCGCCGGTGACGGCACGACCGCTTTCGTGGATGCCGCCGGCAACGCGAACGCCACCGCGATCACCGATGCCGGCATTCGGCGCGGAATCCAGGTGCTCGACGACAGCGACATTCCGATGTCGGATCGTTTCCTCGTCCTCCCGCCGGTTGCACGGCGCGTGATGATGGGCCTGGCGCGGTTCACGGAACAGGCGTTTGTTGGCGACGGCAAGACCATCCGCAACGGCAAGCTCGGCGACGTGTACGGCGTGTCGGTCCATGTGACCAACAACTGCCCTGTGCCGACCTCGGCGACGACCGCCAAGGTAGGCCTGCTGGCGCACCGCGACGCGCTCATTCTGGCCGAAGTGCTCGGCCCGCGCGTGCAGACGCAGTACAAGCAGGAGTACCTGGCGACGCTGCTCACCGCGGACACCATCTTCGGCGTGGCGGAAGCCTACGACGCGGGCGGTCTCGCGATGGTAATGCCGGGCTAATCCTCGGAGTGATTGATGGGGGCGGCTAACCGGCCGCTCCCGATACTCCTTCCACACGAAAAGGAAACCCTGCCATGTCCCGCGATTCATTCCCCAATACGCTCGCCAACGAGGACGCAACCCTCGCCGAGCGCGTCGTCACTCTCTCCGCCGTCACGCAAACGCTCACGAAAGAAGCGCACGCGAATCGGCTGCTCGTCATCAATGCGGTCGCTGCGACCGATCTGAAGACGATCACGCTGCCGAAGGCATCCGGCTCCGGTGACAAGTACGAAATCCTCAACAACGCGATCCAGACACAGTCCGTCGTCATCGCGGCGCTCGGCGCTGATGTGCTGTCCGGCACGGCGTTCGTGCTCAGCGAAACGACCACGAATACGGACGTGTTCCACACGTCCGCGACGTCCGACAAGTACACGTTCAACATCACGACCACCGGCGGTCTCCGCGGCGATCGCACTGAACTTGTGGACTTTGCGGCCGGCACTTGGCTCGTCAAGGTCCTCGCCAACGGTTCAGGCACTCTCGCGACCGGCTTCGCCGCGACGTAAGCGTCAAGCTCTGACTGCGCGGGCAACCGTGTAGCGATCAACCGGAAGGCGGCTCTCCGGGGAGTCAAACCCGCCACTCTTTCTTACTCTCTGATCGGAGTTGCAATGAAGCAGTGCACGAAATGCGGCGAGACGAAGCCGCTGACCGAGTTTTACAAACAGACGCACGGCAAAGCCGGACGCCATTCATATTGCAAGCCGTGTTCAAGGGATTCCGTCCGCCCTGCTAGTTGGCGCACGCAGGGAATTGACCCGCAGCGAGCGGCGGCAGTCTTGAGATCGCACACGGGGCTTTGCGACGTGTGTGGTGTAGATTCTCCGGGAGTCAGCAAGGCATGGTCTGTAGATCACTGCCACAGCACCGGGGTTATCCGCGGTGTCTTGTGCAGCGCTTGCAACAGAGGGCTTGGCGCGTTCAATGATCGCCCGGAAGTGCTGCGCAAAGCCGCGGGCTACCTAGATCAGCACCGGGCGACGGCATGACGACTCCTTCGGTGATGATAGGGATGCCGGTCGGCAGCGGCTCTCTCCCTTGGGCTACCGCCCTCTCGCTGATGAAGACGCTCAGCGCGTGTCGAGACGAGGGTCTGCCGGTCCAACTAGAAGCGGTGGTCGGTTGCTCCGTGGTGACGTGGGCACGCTCCGCGATAGCCGATGCATTCCTTAAGAGCAACCACAGTCATTTAATGTGGATAGATGCTGATCTCGTCTGGACCCCGAGCGATTTCTTCCGGCTCGTTGGGCTCGGTGCAGCGCTGGATGTGGTGGGAGCCACATATCCATTCAAAAAGCAGCCGATTGCGTTTCTCATCAACCATGTCGGTAAGCCGGACGAGTACGAAGTCAACGGCCTTGGCTGCATCAAGATCCGCGGCATGGGAATCGGCTTCACCATCATCAAACGCGCGGTCGTCGAGAAGGTGGCCGCTACGAAGCCTAAGCGGCGCGATCCGATCACGGGCCTCGAGTACGCTGATATCTTCCGGATTGACCACGAGGGCGAAGACCTCGCATTTTTCACCGACGTTCGAGCCGCAGGCTTCGACTGCTGGCTCGACCCGAGCATCAGCCTCGGCCATATCGGCCCCGCGATTTTCAAAGGCAATGTGATTGAAGCGCTCGGTCTTCAAGACTACGCAGTTTTTCAGAAGCCTGCTCCACGAGAGATCAAAGCATGAATTCCAATTACGAGCGCGTTCTGCCCGGCCAAGTGGGCCAAGTGCTCGGTAATGGGGGTGCCGCGGGGGATTATCTCGACCGGATCATCATCACCGTGACGGACGCTACGACTTCCGCCGTGTCCATCAAGGATGGCGGAGGCAGCGCGATCTCGATCCTGCCGAACTCTCCCGGCGCGGGTGTCGGCCGGTATGTAGTTTCCGTAGGCGCGTCGAGCCGAGCCGGCCCGTGGAGGGTCACGGCGGGTCTCGGTGCAAGCGTTGTCGCGGTCGGGAGTTTCAGCCGGAAGAACACGGCGGAATACCTCTCGCTGCCCGGCACGGCGGGGAACTACGCGAGCACGCCGGATAGCGCGGCGGCGTCGATTACAGGGGACATCGACATCAGGGTGAGGGTGGCGATGGATGACTGGACACCCGCCGCAACTTCAACGCTGTTGAGTAAATGGCTCACCACAGGCAACCAGCGCGCGTACATGCTGCAAGTGCTTGCGGCCGGGACGCTGCGGTTGTCGTGGTCGGCAAACGGCACGGCGGTCCTCGCCAAGGATTCCACCGCCGCAGTCAGCGCGGCAGACTTGACAGGGAAGTGGGTACGCGCGACCCTCGATGTGGACAACGGCGCGGCCGGCAACGACGTGAAATTCTACGTGAGCGATGACGGAGTGGACTGGACGCAGCTCGGGACGACGGTGACGACGGCAACGGCCACAGCAATCTTTGATTCTACGGCGCTGGTCAACATCAGCGGTTTTGATGCCGGCGCGTCAGATCGTACCGCCGGCAAGGTTTACTATACCGAAATCCGCAACGGCCTCGGCGGCACGGTGGCAGCCAAATTCGACGCCCGCGAGGGAGTTGTGGCGGCTACGTCGTTCACATCAGGCTCCGGTGAGGTCTGGACGGTCAATCAGTCCGGCACTCCCGCGGCGGAACTCGTATAGCACTTTTTCAGAGAGGACCATCAATGAATTCTTCCTACGAAACCGTCGCCGTGAGCCAAACCGATCAGGCGATGGGCCCCGGTGGCGCCGCCGGCGACTACCTCGCCCGGCTTATCATCACCGTGGCGACTGCCGCGTCAGCAGCCGTCTCGATCAAAGACGGCGGCGGGTCGGCGATCTCGATCCTGCCGAACTCCCCTGGCGGCGGCGTCGGTGTCTACGTCGTCGAAGTCAAGGCGCACAGCCGCGCAGGCGCGTGGAAGGTCACGACCGGCGCTGGCTCGACGGTTCTCGCTATCGGCAACTTCACGTAACACTACTCAAGGAGCGATCCATGTCAGCAAAGAAATTTTATTTCCGTTGCACGACAAATCCCACGGCGAAGCCGCTGGTCCTCGACTCGTACTGGGAGGCGCAAGAGATGCGCAATCACCCAGACTACGAACGCATCGACGAGTTCGGCG